AGAAGTACGATGATATTGATAGTGCTTTGCTTCGTAAAGGTCGTCTATTCGACATTCTTGAACTTCGTCAGTTGGATAAACATGAAGCTCTTGAGATCTGGAAAGACAATGATCTTAGCGAAGAAGAATTCAATTCGCTCTTCCACACTCATGAAATCCTTCCTGCTGAATTAGGTTCAGAGATTGCTAAGCGTTTGAATACTCGTATCACAACCGCAACCGATTCATATCTCAAAGAAGACGGCATCAGTAAGGTTCTTAAGGCAGGACGAGTTAAACGCATCGGCATATGAGCGCATTAAATTTTTACTTTAAAAAGACTATCCGTGGGATGGTCTTGATGAAGAAAAATCGCTATCCTACTGGTTTCCCAGGAGACTGGGAAATCAAGTGGGAGAAAGCCGATGAAAAGGAATCACAGCAATTCCTACATTTGTACATGAAGTACAGAGAATCACATGAAGTTGTCCAAGAACTTAAACGAACGAACCCAGAATTGTTAATCTAATTGATGGTATAATTATTAGATCGAATGGAAGGATGTGTATGAAATTATTTGAAGCCACTTGGCGCGACGGTTATAACTTTTTTGAACGAGCATACGACACTCAACTAGGTCGGTCTGTTAAGAAGCAGATTGATCTTCCTTATGAGTGGTATGAACCAAGCTCACGTGGGTTGTACACATACATCCTTGATGAAACAATCAAGCTCGATAAGAAGCAAGGCAACGCAAAGAATGGTCGTGAGCACTACGGCTTCATTGACCCAATGTACCGAAACATTCGCGATAACTATTGGGGTAAAGAGCAAGGCTATAACAACACTCCTCGTGTCTGGTATCTTGACATTGAGACTCGTGTAGGTACATGCTCAACAGGCTTCCCAGTTCCAGAGAAAGCATTAGAACCAATTTCATTGATGCAGTTCTATGATTCAGAATTGAACACAATGTTTGTTCTTGGCCTCCGCGATTGGAAGCATGAACATCTATATGTATTCGACTTCCCTGTGAAGTACGTTAAATGCACAGATGAAATCCACCTTCTTGAAACATTCCTAACTATCTTTAAGAAGTTAGATCCGCTAATCATTTATGCTTGGAATGGTATGGGCTTCGACTATCCGTACATTCATAATCGTATGCGTAACCTAGGCATGGACACGAAGCGTTTATCCAACTACGGTAAGGTTTCATACTCAGAAGGCGAATTCCAAGGCAAGATTGAATTCAAGTTTGACACCGACGGCCACTTTTGGATTGACCTTATGGATGTGTACAAGAAGTTCACGTTCCATCCAATGCCATCTTACTCCTTGGATACCGTTGCCGAACATGAACTTGGTGAGAATAAAGTACAGCACTCTGAATATGCAGGCTTTGATGACTTCTATACAGGTAAGTACATTATTCCTGACCACCCAACAGAAGAACAACAAAATTCATTAATCTATAAAGCCGCTATCGCAGGTGACTGGGATGAGGTTAAAGAACTTGCTCATTCTGAATTCGTGTACTACGGTGCAAAAGATACGTATCTCATTAAGCGTATTGACCAAGCTCAGAACTTTACGGTTCTTATGGGTATGATCGCTGAAAAGATGGGCGTTCAGATCGGTGACTCGATGGGTACAGTAAAACCTTGGTCACAGTACATCTTGAATAAATCAATCAAGAATATGCAGGTTATGCCACCTCGTCAAGAGTTCCCAGATCCTCATGTTGTTGGTGGTTATGTTCGCGATCCACTTACAGGTAAACATAAGTGGGTTATCTCAGCTGACGTTAACTCTATGTACCCATTGCTTGGTATGGTTGGCTTCAATATGTCGCCAGAAACATTCGTACCTAAGCATAAGCTCCCACCTCAGCTTCGTGATATCGTATTGCAGTACTTCAACGACCAGAATGAAGAGGCTCGTATTCATATGTCTCAAGACATCTGGGATGCTACAACTGCATTGCTTGAAGAACATAACCTTTGCCTAGGTATTAACGGTGC